ACCGGATGGCCGCCCGATTTTTGCCCCCCCTGACGTGGCGCTCTGGTGACCGCCCGATCCCATCTCACTCGCTCTAGTGGAGTTCCTATGCTTTTGTGGTCCCCTCTTGTAATTCAAATTAAAGTATTTAACTGTTGTCCGACCAATCATAGTGAGTCTGAGGAGCTTAGATATCTGTGTTAATACGTGGTCCCTAAGTTTTATTGCCCCTATAAAACTAAAGCAAGCCTGACGTCAGTCTTTAATTCGAAATGCCTAAGCGGGATCCCTCATGGCGCCCAATGGTTGGGACCACAAAGGTTAGCCGCACTTCCAATTTCTCTCCTCGTGGAGGTATAGGCCCAAAATTCAACAAGGCCTCTGAATGGGTTAATAGGCCCATGTATAGGAAGCCCAGGATATATCGTACGCTCAGAACGCCCGATGTTCCTAGAGGCTGTGAAGGGCCCTGTAAGGTCCAGTCCTACGAGCAACGTCACGATATCTCCCATGTTGGGAAGGTTATGTGTATATCCGATATTACTCGCGGCAACGGTATTACTCACCGTGTCGGTAAGCGTTTCTGTGTTAAGTCCGTGTATATATTAGGCAAGGTATGGATGGACGAGAATATCAAGCTCAAGAACCACACGAACAGTTGCATGTTCTGGTTGGTCAGGGACCGAAGACCCTATGGAACGCCAATGGATTTTGGCCAGGTGTTCAACATGTTTGACAACGAGCCCAGTACTGCAACCGTGAAGAACGATCTCCGTGATCGTTTCCAGGTCATGCACAAGTTCTATGCCAAGGTCACCGGTGGACAGTATGCCAGCAATGAGCAGGCGCTGGTCAAGCGGTTCTGGAAGGTCAACAACCATGTGGTCTACAATCACCAAGAGGCTGGCAAGTACGAGAATCACACGGAGAACGCATTATTATTGTATATGGCATGTACTCATGCATCTAACCCTGTGTATGCGACGCTGAAGATTCGAATCTATTTTTACGATTCGATCACGAATTAATAAATTTTGAATTTTATTGAATGATTTTCCAGTACATGATTTACATAAGATCTGTCTGTCGCAAAACGAACAGCTCTAATTACATTGTTTATCGTAATAACGCCTAATCGATCTAAATACAACATGACTAAATGTCTAAACCTATTCAAATAAGTCGTTCCAGAAGCTGTCAGAGATGTCGTCCAGACTTGGAAGTTCAGGAATGCCTTGTGGAGATCCAACGCTCTCCTGAGGTTGTGGTTGAACCGTATCTGGATGTGGTACACTCTGGTCGTTGTGTACATTAAGTCCTCTACTAGGTAGATCTTGAAATACAGGGGATTTGATATCTCCCAGATATAAACGCCATTCTCTGCCTGAGGCACAGTGATGAGTTCCCCGGTGCGTGAATCCATAGTTGCTGCAGCTGATGTGGACGTATATGGAGCACCCACACTGTAGATCTATCCTTCTACGGCGAGTTCCTCTTCTCTTCGCCGCTCTGTGTTGTGGTTTGATAGAGGGGGGAGTCGATGAAGATGAATTTAGCATTGTGTAGTGTCCACGATTTTAAAGCTGCATTCTCTTCTTTGTCGAGGAAATCTTTATAACTGACTCCCTCCCCAGGATTGCAAAGCACGATTGATGGGATGCCAACTGTAATTTGGACTGGCTTTCCGTATTTGCAATTTGACTGCCAGTCTTTTTGAGCACCAATCAATTCCTTCCAGTGTTTTAACTTTAGATAGTGCGGTGCGACATCATCAATGACGTTATACTCCACTTCGTTCGAGAAAACCTTTGAGTTGAAGTCCAGATGGCCACTCAAGTAATTATGTGGGCCTAATGAACGAGCCCACATCGTCTTCCCTGTCCTTGAATCACCTTCGACTATCAAACTCTTAGGTCTCAATGGCCGCGCAGCGGAACCTCTCCCGAAATACTCATCGGCCCACTCTTGCATCTCGTCGGGAACGTTAGTGAAGGAGGAGAGGGGAAACGGAGGAACATATGGCTCCGGAGCCTTTGAGAAAATTCTATCCAAATTAGAATTTAAATTATGAAATTGAAAAAGATATCTCTCCGGCAACTTCTCTTTAATTATTTGAAGAGCCGTTCGTTTATCCGGAGCATTTAACGCCTCAGCTGCAGCGTCATTAGCCGTCTGCTGACCTCCTCTAGCACTTCGTCCGTCGACCTGAAATTCCCCCCATTCCACTGTATCTCCGTCCTTGTCGATGTAGGACTTGACGTCGGACGATGATTTAGCTCCCTGAATGTTCGGATGGAAATGTGCTGACCTTGTTTGGGATACCAGGTCGAATAGTCTTTGATTTGTGATTTGGACTTTCCCTTCCAATTGCAGCAAATGTGGAGGTGAGGTTGCCCATCTTCGTGAAGCTCTCTGCAATCTTGATGAATTTCTTATTTGATGGTAATTGAATAGTTTGCAATTGGGAAAGTGCTTCCTCCCTTTGTAAGAGTACATTGTGGATAAGTAAGGAAAATGTTTTTCGCTTGCACTCTAAAACGACGTGGTTTGGATGGCATTTTTGTAAATAAAGGGGTGTACACCAATTGAGAGCTCGCTCATAAGTCCTTATGAATTGGAGTATGGAGTGCAATATATAGTAATAGGAGTTTCTAAGGCCATCCGTATAATATT